ACACTTACCGCAAATTTAGGTTTTGTCAAGTGAGTAAATACCGCATACCTTGAAGCATCTAAAGCATCATCATTTGCTTTAACAGGTTCTTCAATTACATTATCGTTTTTATCCTTTTTCCATTTGTAAGACATAAATTCCCTTTTTAGATTTTGACTATGAAAGTGAATGTTTATAGGATAAGATTTCATTTTAACTATTCCTGCCCATACATCTTTTTGAGCAGGTTTAATGTTAAACCCTTGTCGGTAAAGTTCCTCTATTGATTTAGGTTCGGCTGCATCTGCGTAGATAGTTGCTCTTTCAGGCACTTTTTCTTTTATCAATCTTGTAAGGTCGGATAGTGTAAGCCCACTTTGATAAATGATTTCCTCAAAGTAGTTTTCGCTTTCGTGATGGGTAACCTTTATTAATGCAGCTGGATGCACATAACCAAAGTCAAGCCCATAGAATACATCGCCTTCGGGTGCGGTGTCGTATTGTTTCCATTGGGTGTAAATAAGTTCTTTTGCTGCACCTCGTTCTCCTAATCCGTAAACCTTCCACATAAAGTCATCAGGTAGGTTTTTATACTGCTCAATGTTTTTTATTTGTGATTCCGATAAGTTTGGCAGGTTGTTAAGGTAGGTAGAATGGATGCGTTTGTTTTCAGGATTGTCGGCTATTTCGTAAACATAATTGATAAAGTCAGCAGGATTCCAATCTAGGAATACCTTACCTGTGGTTCGCATTAGTAATTGGTCGTAAAGTGTACGCTTGATTAAGTTGGCTTCGTTTATGAATAGAATATCCCTTGCTGGTCCTCTTGCCTTACTTTCATCTTCTAATCCAAACAGTTCAATGTAAGACCCATTTGGGTAAGTGTATATAAAATCGGAAAAGCTAAAGTCATTGTCTTGCCATAAACCCCAATTCTCCATTATACTTTTAAAATCCCTATAAACTCCACGCTTGATATGTGGAAGGGAATGCGATACTATTGAAATCCTAGTCTTTGGATTGTTGTAGGCTATCTCAATTAGTAACTGAACAATGGAATAAGACTTTGAACTCCTTGTGCCACCTTCATTGCAAATGACAGGATAGCTGCCTTCGTATGCTCTTTTGTTGGCAAAGAATACAGGGGTTGCATTAATCTTCAATTGGTTTGCATCGGTCATCTTCTTGTATTACTATTTGAACGCTACCTTGAATGTTTGCGTTTATGTCGGTTGTTTGTTTTGCTCTGCCTTCTAATCGGTCAAGTATCTCCTGATAAGCCCTTAAATCTCCTTTAAATGCTTTTTGTAAGACAATCATATCCAATTGCTCGGCAACTGTAAACTCCTCTTTATCTCCTGTAATTGGGTTATTCTTTATTTGAGTTAGCTCAAGTAAGCGAAGCCATCTCGTTTTAGAATTAGGCACTCCTTTGGGTCTGCCATTCGGGTTTCCTGATTGTCCTTTCTTAAATTGTCCTAGTTCTTCATTAGGGATTGCCATATTGCCTGTATTTTGCCTGTAATTACAAAGTTACCCCATTCTTCTTGATTATCAAGGCTGGGTCTAATTTCTTCATTCGGTCCACAATAACTTGGCAGTATTTTGGGTCTAATTCTATCCCATAGCATTTGCGTTTAAGCTGGTGTGAAGCAACCATTGTTGAACCTGAACCTAAAAAACCATCAGCAACTAATTGACCTACTTTTGATGAATTTTCTATCAATGGAGCTAATAGTTTAATAGGCTTCATTGTCGGATGTACATCGTTTTTAGTTGGCTTATCACAATGTATAATAGTTGTCTTTTGTTTATCAGAAGTTATTTCTTTTACTAAATCTAATAATTCTTTTTTGTTTAATTTTCTATAATCAACTTCATCTTCAATTACAGTTGTCTTTGTTCTATCTTCAGTAAAATAGTGAGCTGCTCCTTCTTTCCATCCGTATAAACAAGGTTCGTGTTTCCAATGGTAATCTTGCCTACCCATTACTAATGCATTTTTAACCCAAATTATACATTGTTTAAGCAATAAACCTGAATCTTTAAATGCTTGTCTAAAATTTGCACCTTCACTATCTGCGTGCCAAACATACCAACCACCACCAGCTTTTGTATAAGAACCTAATGCAGTATAAAAATCATATAAAAATTGATAAAAACTATCATTGCTCATTTCGTCATTCATAATCTTTAATCCTGTACCGCCTTCATAATTAACATTATAAGGTGGGTCTGTCATCACCATATCTGCTAATTCGTTTTTAAATATTTTAGCCCAAGTATCCGTTTGAGTTGAACTACCACATAGTAATTTATGTTCTCCTATTTCAAATAAATCTCCTTCTACAATATCAGTATTTATTGTTTCTGGTATTTCATAGTCATCTTCTTCTGCTGCAATAATTGTATCATCTATATTTAAATCAGGTATATCCAATCCCCATTCTGTTAATAAATCAATATCCCAATTATTAGCTAGGTCATCCCAATCCCACTCCCCATATCCTACATTATCTTTAACAATAAATTCCTTTTTCTTTTCCTCGCTTAAATTGTTTGCGTGTATTACAGGAACATCGGTTAACCCAGCTTCAATACAAGCCTTTAGTCTCATATTGCCACCTAATACCATATTGTTTTCATCAATTACTATTGGTCTCAACTCAAGCATTTGGGGGAAATCTTGGATTGACTTAACAAGTTGTTTAAACTTATGGTCTTTAATCAGTCTAGGATTGTTTGGGTTTGGTTTGATTTCGTTGATTAACATTATCGGTTCTTTGTTGGTGTTCTTATTGATGCTGATTTAACAACATTATTTATAATTAGATTATTGTAGCCAATTTCTTTTTTACACTTGCATTTGATGGTGTGTTCCTTTATGGAACTTTGCCAAACATAGTCCTCAATAATTATTCCACATTTGCACTTGTATTCTCTTTTACAAAATGTATCTTTCATTATCCTTGTCCTCTTGAAGGTTTTGGTTTTGGTGTATGTTTATTGTAAGATTTCTTTGCTCTACCTTTTTTACGAGTTCCAAATTGTACTTTCCCTGATGGATTTAATTTAGCCATTACTTATATTTTTCTATTAGTTCGTTTAACTCACTGCGTGTCCATTTTTTAACAGTTCTTTGGTTTGCCTCAAGCCAATCAACCATTTCTTGACCTATCTTTTGAATTAGGTTTTTACGATAACCAATTAAATGAAAGCCATCAAATCCATTGCATTTTTTACATTCCCCTGAACAATTATATTCATTAAACCTTAAATATGAACTATTCTTTTGAGGCACAAAATGACCGCAATCCATCAAATCAGTTGAATATACTTGACCGCAACTAATACAGGTAAAATATCCATCTTGACTATCTCTAGTCCTAATGTAGCGATTAAATATTTGTTGAGCCTTTGCGGTTAATCTTGGTATTGATTGTAAAGCCATATTGCAAAACTAGGGATTAACTTGTACACGAACAACTAAATGCTGGACTTAAATCGGTAAGGTCTTGTCCTTTAAATAAATCGTTTTGTGCGTAGTTTAGTAATTGTTTGTAGGTTGTATCTTGAAAGTATGTATGTCCTTTACCTTTTAATTTGCTCAATTCCTCATCCTCAATCCATTCGTTTGCTAATTCAGGATATGACCTTAAAATATTTATTACTGCATTTTTACCTTTAAGAAAACATAAAGTGCAGTTTCCTAATATAGCTGGGATTTCCAAAGTGTAAGGTTTTTTACTCCAATAGTCATTCACTTGTGCCTTATCAATACCTTGTTCGTATAAAGGGAATACAGGATAAATGTATGCTTGTCTTTTCTCATATCCTTTAACCCTTCGCTCCTCATCTGCCCTAAATCCTACCATCCACTCATAATCTTGTTTACCATAGTTTGCCCTTAACCATCTTTTAGCGGTTTTAATCTTTAGTTCAATCGTACATTCCCTTTTAACTCTATTCGGTATTAATCTCCATTTCTTATGCTCTAGCATACCCCTAAATCCGCCTTCGTAACTTATTCTTGTTACAGGTATGTTTTCGTGTGCCTCAAAGTCATTTATAAATTTATAAGTCTTTGGATGCTCCCTTCCTGTATCAGCAAATAAAACAATATCCCCTTCACGATAGTTCATTATTGTCATCAATGCACTTGTCTTGCCTCCGCTAAAATTTATTACTCTTTTCATTTTATTGTTCTAAATATTATAATTCGGTCTTTATGGGTAAATCGTTTCTTATTGACTGGGTTTAAGGATTGTTTGATTTGGTATTCATTTACTCCTGTTATTCTTTTAGCGTAGGATATGGATTTAAATATTATTTCTTGTTTTGTGTCTAGGTATATCATTCTCACTGGCTGCGAGTTCTCTGCTCCATTCATTTGCTATGTCGTTTAGTAATTTTGTTAATGGTATTAAAAATCCTTTTGAACTGTTGTTATCCCCTCCGTTCTTTAGATATAAGTTTTCTTTATAGTAAACCCTACAAACTTGTTTTAGTGCTTTTGTTGGGAATATAAAAGATATATCAAGTTCATCTATTCTATAAATCCAATACTCTGCGGTGGTGGTTGCTAATCCGCTGGGCTTACCTCTTGATTCGTATTCAAAGAATAAGTTTCCTGTTTTATGAATTAACCTATCGTTTTTTACTTCAATATGTTTACCATCGGAAAACATATAATTTATTAAATCTTCGGCTTTTTCGCCAAAGTTTAGGTCGTGGGTAAAGCTGGATGAATATTTCATTTTAGTATTCGTTTTATTTCATAGTATAGGTCAAATGTTCCCAATATCATAATTGCTAGGATAAAGCCTATAAATATCCTTGTGAACTCAATTGTCAGTTTAAACAGTTC